GAATGACGCCGCCGCTGTCTTGGATGCCCGGATACCACAGGCCGCGCAAGCCAATGAGTCCGTGAAATTGGCCGTAGAACTCGCCCAGTGTCGGGCCGATGGCTTCGGCTTCCCCGCGCGTGACGCGCTTATCCAGACGGTTTAGCTGGCTCTGTGGTGATAAGTCCATTAGGTATCACTCCGCAAGTAGGCGGTCACGTCTTCCAACAGGCCGCCGTTCTCAGCCGCACTCAGCTTGACCGCAATCTTATCCACGCGCACATCATAGGTCTGATTGCGATAGGTGGCGGTCAAGTAGTCGCCGTAATCCCAATGCACGCCGCGCAAGGTGTTATTGGTTTGCACAATCCGACCGGTGAAGTATTTGCGCGGGCGCTGCTCGTACAGCTTGCCCGCTGCCAGGGTGGTGAGCGCCGCCGGGTCAACGATCTGTGAGCCGTCCGTAAAGCCTTCGCGCCGCCCGTAAGGACTAAGCGCAATCAGTGCCGCGCTGCTGGCCGTGGCAATGGCACGAATGTCGGCCACGCCCGCGCCGGCCACATACATAAAGCTGACGCTGTTGCGGTACAGGTTGCCCACTTCCACGTCGGCTAAGTTGCCCGCTTCCGGTGACAAGATGACTGGCGGCGTCCCGACCGTCTGCCGGTGATCCACCCCGCGCTGTCCGGTGTAGGTATTGAACTCTAGCGCGCCGGTGAGCATGTTCGCCAGCGTCACATCGAAGCCGAGCCAGGTCGGGGTCGTGGCGTTGTTGGCTGAGGCCGTGGCTATGTCTTGCAGTACTTGAAGCATCGGCTGACGCGCAAAGCTGCCCATGCGGATGATCGGCCCAGCGGCCACGTCCGCCGCCACGGTAAAGCCGGAGTTGGTCAAGTCGCGGCTGGTGTCGGTCGCCAGTGAGCCGGCGTTCTCGCGTACCACGGCTTTGAGCATGTTGTCGGCGGCGGCCAGCTTGTCGGTATAGCTGTTGTAATCGTTGTAGGCCACGTTGCGCGAAGCCAGGATTAGGCCGACTGCATCCGTGCCGCGAAAAGTCACGAGTTGAACGCCGCCGGCGTCCAGGCTGTAGGTCGGCCCGTCAAGCAGGAACCAGGGAGTTTGCAAGTCAATGTAGGGCGCTAGGCCGGGGATGGTGCGCTGGATTAGAACGATGTTGAAGGGCACAAACAGCGCCGGGTTGTAGTAGCCGTCCGGAACGGTCAACTCAATCTCGCCCGCGTCGTTCTGGCCGCGCGAGTAAGTGCAACTGGCGACATGATCCAGCGCTTGCAGAAATTGAAAGCCGGGCGAGTACAACAAGACGCTGTATTCTTCTCCGTCCATTAGCGCACCGAGTCGTCCAGGTCGGCATAGACCGGCTGCCAGAAAGCGTAGGCCGTGGCGTTGGCGGCGGCGGCAATGTCAATGAAAATGTTTAGCCGGTTAGCGCCGGGCAGCAGCGCGAAGGTCGCCAGGCTGCTGCCCGGCAGCACGGTAGAATTCAGGTTGCCGCGATAGTTGGATATCACTGTATTCGCGCCCGGATTGATCGTAATGGTCTCGCCCGGCAGCAGAAACAAGTTGAAGCTGATAATCTGGCCGGTGTTTAGATTGCGGACAGAGTACAGCGCGGCATCATCCGTGGCGGCGGCGGCGTAGGAAATGACGATGATCGGCGGCGTCGGCGCGGTGCCGGTGTTGGTGACGGTGGAAGTTCCGGAGGTATAGCCGGTGCCGGTGGTATCTGTTCCGACAATCAGTTCCCCGTTGGGACGTGCGCCCATAGTTAAAGCAATCGGAGAACCGGGTAGGTCAAGGTCTAGCGGAATTAGAGTGTTGCCGGAAAATTGAAACAAGCCGTCAAACAATGCCACACCCGCTACACTACTAAATCGTCCTCCGACCAAACCCACACCCGGTTTTGATTCAACGAGTGAATGAACATAATTATTGATAGAGTTAAACGGCTTAGACCATAACAGCAGGGCTGGGCCGGAGGTGTATCCCCCCCAGGCCTGCACAGATTTAATAAGATAATCCCAAGTGGTGTCGCCGTTGACATTCGTAAAGTTTCCCCCAATCAAAACCGATCCGTCCGACAAGGCCTTTATAATAAATAAGGTTGCATTAAGGGCCGAATTTCCCACAATCAGGTGGAACGCTCCCGAGATCGCCGGGTCCATAATTAGGGTCAAGTAATCGCTATCGGCAAACCCACCCGCGTTAGTGAAAGAGCCGCCAATATAGAGTGTGGCGAAATTTGTCGCTAGCGTGAGTACACCCGCATTTAATGGAGTCGCGTTGAAGGAACTGTATACTCCGGTGGATAGAGTTAGCCTTGCCAAATAGTCGGCATTGGCGTCCCCGCCAGCATTAAAAAATATCCCTCCCAGGGCCACGGTGTTATCACTCAAAAGAGCTAAGGCATATACGACAGAATTTAAGGGAGTTGCATTCAGAGCCGTGAAAGCTCCGGTGGAAACGGTGAGCAGGCACAGAAAGTCAGCATTGGCAAAGCCGCCCGCGTTGGTAAAATTTCCCCCCACCAGCACATTGCCAGTGGGAAGCTGTAGCAAAGTATAGACTTGTTCATTTAGGGGCGTGGCATTCACCGCCGTAAACGTATCGGATGCCGGATTGTAGTAGGCCAAATAGTCAGCGTCGGCCACGCCGCCAGCGTCAGTAAAATATCCGCCAATTAGCCAGCGGCCATCGGGCATAGGCAGAATAGCGCGCACGTCAAAGCTCACCCCGCTCGTCTGCAAGCCGCTCCAAATGCCCGCCGCATCGCGCCGCGCGCTGTAGCCCGCCGTCAACGCCACCCGCGTCGCGAGCGCCGCGCCTTCGGTGCCCGCCACGCCACCCACAATCGGCACGTAAATTCTGAACTTCAAGTCCACTTGCTCCATGAAGTGGTTGTCGCGCTGGCCTTCCAGGCCGCCGGCCGGTGAGCATACAATCTCGACCGTCTCGCCCACCACGCCGCCGCAGTCGTCCAGCGGCTGATATTGCAAAATCAAAGGCTGCGTATTCGGCTGGCGGCGCACGTCCAGCGCGGCCCCCAGCGCGGCCTTATTCTTCTGCAGCTGGAACAGGCTGTCGGCGCTGAGTGTGCCGACCAGATCAAACTGCCGCGCGCCTTGCAGCGTGCGCTGAAACTGCTCACCGCCCGGCAGAGCCAGGGGGACGCTGATATTGTTGGGCGTGCCCAGGCCGAGGCCCAGCACGGCCAACAGCGTAAAGCCGAACGTCGCCAGGTTAGTGATGCGCCCGCCGGCGCGTGTGTAGGCTTTCATGGTGGAGGTACTCCCGTGAGCCGAGCCGTTCCAGTAGAAGTCAACCTGGGTCGGGATGAAGCCGAGCGCGTCGCCGTCAAAGTAGCGCCACACGTCGAAGCCCGCCGCCGGGCTGGGCACTAGCAGACCGTCTACGTAAAAGACGTTGGTTCGGGCGCTGTTGTCTTTCGTCACATACAGACGCCGCGTCGTGGCCGTGGTCTCTTCCCACGGCACTTGAATGCGCTGCCAGCGGCTAGTGCCGGTGAACTTGACCGCCGTTCCGAGCTGAACGCCCGCTGTCGTGGCCCAATAGGCTTTGTAGGGGACGCCACCGGTGCCGAAGAAGTCAAACGACCAGGGGTAGCGCGTAGCCGCGCCGACTGACACGGTGCCGAAGTAGAAACCGTCTGAGACTCCGGCCGTGGGGGTTACGAGCAGGGAGTAGGCCCCGCGCCGCTGCTTGACCGTGGAGCGCGCAACCGACCCGCCCACCGCCGTGTAGCCAGTGGTATCCGTTTCCAGCGACGGGTTAGTTACCAAGTTGGTAATGTCAACCGGGGACGGGATGACGACCGACCAGTCCCCTTCAATCGGGTAGCCGGTGCTAATTTCGGGGACGGCGTAGAAGTTGCGAGTTGTCATAGGTTTAGCGCGCCCACACGGCCATAATAGCGAAGTCAGTTTGCGGCGATGACGGCGCGCCGCCGTAAGACGGTGAATACTGATAGGTGTTGCCGTGATAGGTGTTATTCACGCTGGCCTGTGATCCGCCCGTACTGGCCGGGGCAGCCACCATCGCGGCGGCGGCATAGCTGGCCGAAACATCAATAGCGCCCAGCGATGACAACAGGCCGCTGGCAATGCTCTTACCAAAATTAAGTCCTAGCCGTAGACCCTCTTTAGATGGTGAGTGTATTCCCAAAGCGTCTTTTATGGCTTTCATGGCGGCAGTCGCGGCGGCAGTCGCGGCGGCGACAAGTGACCCCACGACGCTACTAATACCGGAAATGATTCCATTGACTAGGCCCTGACCAATCTTTAGACCGCCCGCAACGAGTTGGGCCGATGTGTCATTGAGCCAGGTATTCAGACCGTCGCTCATAATTTTTAGAGCAGTGGTCAGGATGATGCTTAAGTTCTCAAAGTTGGTTGACCAAACCTTTTGGAATGTCGGCCAGTCGGTGTTGACAATCGCTAAGGCTTGGTTGATGAAACTTATAAGTGTGAGTAGGGCCGTGGCCCAAGCAGCAGCCCAATTACCATTGATAATTTGAAGTCCCGCCGTAATAATGCCAGAAATAAGAGTCAGGCTGCCGGTGAAAACTGTAACGACTGTGCGCCACAATAAAGTTATAGCGAAGGTGACAAAATCTCCGTGCTGATTCCATAACACTCCTAATTCGTCCAGACTACTGCCAAGATTTTCTAGGATGGTGGGAAGAGCGAGTCCCCATTGAGACTGAGCGAAATTAACCAGGCTGACGATATAGCCCTGGATGGAGGCGACCACCATAGACCACGCCGCCGCCAACTCATCTAGTTTGGCCTTTACCTTAGTTGTCAATTCATCAATCCAGGTCGTGTCGGGTTTGACTATGCCACCGCCGCCGCCCTTGCCGCCGGACGGCTTAGGCACTGCGCCGCCGCCGCCGCCCGCGGCCGCCGACAGACGATCCAGCAGAGCCGCTTGCTCGGCCAACAACCGGTTCTGCTCCACAATCAAATCAATGTTGGCCTTGCGCGAGTCATACTCACTCTGCGCCACCGTCACCTGCGTTTGGGCCGCGTCTACGTTTTCCTGCGCCGCTTCAACCGCCACCTTCTGAGTGGCAATCAGCGCCCGCCGGCGCGCCTCGGCGTCAATCTGTTCGATGCGGAGTTGGGCCTGGCGCTTCTCGGACGCGGTGGCGCCCGGATCGGCCAGGACCATCGCCAGACGCCCCTTTTCCTGCTCATCGGTCAACTGCTGCTGAGACTCGCTGATGCCCGCCAGTTGGGCGTCAATTGGTTTGAGCAGGTCTTGGTATTCAGCGGTGACGCGGTTTAGCTCGGCCTGCGCGGCGGAAAGGTTTTTGTTCGCCAGGTCAAGCGTGAAGACGGATTTTAGATAGTCCTGGACGGCGGGTGTCGTGGCCCCGGCCGCCTTGTAAATGTTATTGAGCGACTCGGTCGTGACTTGCCCCATCTGGCGCGCTTGCTCGACGGCCGCCGCGATGGCCTCGCGCGTTCCCAGGATACGCGGGATTAGCCCGGTATCATTCTTGGGCGCTTGCGCGCGCAGCAGCGACTCGATCTCGCTGCCGATGGTATTGAAAATGTCAAAGTTGGCTTTCGTCCACCCCGAAAGGTAGACGTTCATCGCGTCTGTGCCCCATTGATCCAGTTCGGGCAGTATCTTGGGCGGACTGCCAGGCGCTAACCAGCCACTAATCAGGTCGCCTAGACCGGTCAAGGCGTCTACGACATATACGAAGCCGTCCCACA